AATTAAAGCACTACAACAAAGCCAAATGCGTAGAGTACAATACTGGCAGTTACATAATATGTCAGACGATATGCTCAAAGATATAGGGATGACCCGTGGTGAAATCAAAGACAGGTTCTACAACCAAGAAAAAGTCTGGCGTTAATGCGGCAGGTAATTATACTAAGCCTACTATGCGTAAGTCTCTTGTGGCCTCCGTTAAGGCTAGTGGCAAAGGTGGAAGTCCTGGACAGTGGAGTGCAAGGAAAGCCCAGATGGTGGCTAAACAATACAAAGCTAAAGGTGGAGGTTATAAATAATGGCACTAACTAATCAAAATAAAAAGAAAGTTAAGAAAGTTATTAAGGGTTTAAATAAAGCCTCTAAGCTACACGCAGGTCAAGCTAAAGTTTTAAAAGGCATGACAGGTAAAAAAGTTAAATAACTATGGCAAAGAAAAAAGATCCTAAGGTAGGTACAGGTAAAAAACCTAAGGGTTCTGGTAGAAGACTCTATACGGATGAGAATCCTAAAGATACTGTGTCTATAAAATTTGCTACAATAAAAGATGCTAAAGAAACTATTGCAAAGGTAAAAAGAATAAACAAGCCTTATGCTCGTAAGATTCAAATATTGACAGTATTAGAGCAACGTGCTAAGGTAATGGGTAAGACTGAGATAGTTAAGCTTGCAAAACAGGCAAAGCTACAGTTAAAAAAGCAGAAGGAAAATGCTTAATGCCCTACCTCCAGAGCAATATACCACACTTTAAAGCGTGGGTACGACGTGAATACACTAAGAATATGGAAGAGTATCACGGAGAGTTTCTACACTGTTTGGTAGTAGCCGTCACTACAATGCCAAACAGAACACTCAGCTTCCAAGTAATATTTACTGGTTGCGAGTCTGATGAAGAAGATGACCCAAATGTTCATGGTGGAGCAATGTGGGCTAGGATGCCTTTAACAGCTTTAGTAGCCGACACACGATACGAACAATGGCCTGAAGCTTTACCCCCCTATCTGGCGCAACCTTGGGATTGTATGTCGCACACGCACTCAGTCTATAAGATAGAACGAGCAAGCCCAGCGCCTTGGATAGCAAAAGTAGATGGGGAGTTTTACCCTGCTAAGTACTACTTCACTGTAGACTATACAGATAATGAAGTGGCAGATGACCCTGCACAACACAAGCAGTCTCACGTACTGGAACTGTTAGATGCAGGGGAATACACAGGTAACATGGTTGCGTTACCTAACAACAGGGTAAGGGTTACTCACCCTGCTTGGTTTGAAACAGGAGAAGGTGCTCCTGACTTTAGACCAAATCAGCATACGTTTAATTCTAAAGAAGACGTAGATTATGTTTGGGATACCCAAAGAGTTTTTAACAATCTTTATCAGGAGACAGAAAAATGAAGATGAAGAAAAAGGGAATGGCTAAAGGCGGAGCCATGAAGAAAAAAGGCATGGCTAAAGGTGGAGCTATGAAGAAAAAAGGTTATGCAGCTGGTGGTGCATTGCCCATGAAGAAGAACCCTGCAGGTGAAATGGTTCCTGCCTATGCTATGGATGGCAAAGGTAAGATGAACAAGGGTGGCATGATGAAGAAAAAAGGTTATGCTAAAGGTGGTATGAAGAAAAAAGGTTATGCTGCTGGTGGTAAGGTAATGACTTACAATGTTGGTGGTATGGTAAAGAGCAGTGGTACTCTTAATACAGGAATTAAGAAAGCCTAATGACCTTAAAAAAATCTCAGAAGAGTCTAAAGGATTGGGGTAAACAGAAGTGGACTACCAAAAGTGGTAAGCCATCGACACAAGGTCCAAAGGCTACAGGTGAAAGATATTTACCTAAGAAAGCTATTAAGTCTTTAAGCTCTTCTGAGTATGCTGCTACAACAAAAGCTAAACGAAAAGGCAAAGCTGCAGGTAAACAATTTGTAGCTCAACCTAAAAAGATTGCAGCTAAAGTAAAACCGTATAGGAAAAAAACATGAGGAAATATTTTAAACGTATTCTATGTGCAGTGCTTAATAAGGATTGCCCTTGTAATAAATGTGAGTGTTCATGAAAAATCTTACGGAAAAACAACAGTTATTTCTGGATGTACTTTTTGAGTCTGCACAGGGTGATCCTGTAAGGGCTAAAAAACTTGCAGGGTATTCTGATAATGTTTCGTCCACTAGTATTACTTCAGTCTTACAAGAACAAATTGCAGATCTTACTAAAAAGTTTATTGCAGCATCTGGAAGTAAAGCTGCATATTCAATGATGCAGATTATGAATAACCCAACTGATCTAGGCAACAAAGAAAAGATGGCAGCTGCTAAAGATTTCTTAGACAGAGCTGGGTTTGTTAAAACAGATAAAATAGAAGTTAAAGCAGAGAGTCCTTTGTTTATACTGCCACCTAAATCAAATGAAGATTAAAAAAACTTGGCAACTTCCCCAACCAAATGAGGTAGAGGGAGAATATGAATGGCTTTCAGTAGTAAGAGTTGGTAGGGTTATACCATTTGGCTATAGACAAGACCCCGAAGACTCTGATATACTGTTACCAATCCCAGAAGAGTTAGAATTATTCGAGCAAGCTAAGAAGTATCTTAAGCAATACAGTCTCCGTGAGGTTTCTAATTGGTTAACTACTACCTCAGGCCGCTACATCTCTCATGTGGGTCTAATGCAGAGGGTTAAACTTGAGCAAAAACGTAAGAAAGAAGCTTCAATCCAACGCTTCTATGCAGAAAAGTACAAAGAAGCCGCAGAGAAAGCCGAAAAGCTCGAAAACCAACGTATCGGTGCAAGAGTTAGAAAAGAAAACAGTACCAGCACAGGTGAAACCGCCAGAGTTTGAGGTTGAAGAAGCAATTAGAGATATTATCTTTGAACCTAATCCAGGTCCACAGACAGATTTCTTAGCTTCTACTGAACAAGAGGTACTATATGGTGGATCTGCTGGAGGTGGCAAGTCATATGCCATGATTGCAGACCCTGTACGCTGGTTAAACAATCCTCATGCTACAATGCTACTAGTACGTAGAAGTACAGAGGAACTAAGAGAGCTTATATCCGTATCTAAACTACTTTACCCCAAGGCAATACCTGGAATTAAGTTTATGGAGCGAGATAAGACATGGGTTGCACCCTCAGGTGCTACTTTGTGGATGTCCTACCTAGATAGGGACGATGATGTAATGAGATATCAGGGTCAAGCCTTTAATTGGATTGGCTTTGACGAGATGACACAGTGGCCTACACCATACCCTTGGAACTATATGCGTTCAAGACTACGTACCACTAAAGATTCTGGTTTACCCCTTAATATGAGGGCAACAAGTAACCCAGGAGGGCCTGGTCACCAGTGGGTTAAGAAAACTTTTATTGATCCAGAAGTCCCTAATAAGGCTTTCTGGGCAACTGACCCAGAAACAGGTGAGACTATTACTTGGCCTAAGGGTCACACTAGAGAAGGTCAACCACTCTTTAAACGTAGGTTTATCCCTGCTACTTTGTTTGATAACCCTTACTTAGCAGAAGATGGCATGTATGAAGCTAACCTTCTGTCGTTACCTGAGCATCAACGCAGGCAATTGTTAGAAGGTGACTGGGATATTAATGAAGGTGCAGCCTTCTCAGAGTTTAATAGGCATATACACGTAGTAGAACCTTTTGATATACCTGATAACTGGGCTAAGTTTCGTGCATGTGACTATGGTTACGGGTCTTACACAGGGGTTGTATGGATTGCAGTAGCTCCTAATGAGCAACTGATTGTTTACAGGGAGATGTATGTATCTAAAGTTATTGCTACTGATTTAGCAGATATGATATTAGATGTTGAATCAGAAGAGAAAATACGTTATGGTGTACTAGACAGTAGTTTGTGGCACAAGCGTGGGGATACTGGCCCTTCTCTAGCAGAACAAATGATCATGCGTGGGTGTCACTGGAGACCTGCAGATAGATCTAAAGGCTCTCGTGTAGCAGGTAAGAACGAATTACACAGAAGGTTACAAGTAGATGAGTGGACTGAAGAACCTAGATTAGTATTCTTTAACAGCTGCTCCAATATTATTTCTCAGCTACCAGCCCTACCTCTGGATAAAAAGAATCCTGAAGATGTAGATACACATGCTGAAGATCACCTATATGACGCCTTACGATATGGAGTTATGACAAGGCCTAGAAGTAGTTTGTTTGATTACAATCCTGCATCTAACTCAGGCTTTCAAGCAAGCGACCCAACCTTTGGTTACTAAGGAAATATAATGGAAGAAGATGATTTCTTTGAAAATGAAATGGCTATGGATTCAGTGGAGTCTAATGCCGTAGAGGATATGGACGAAGATAGTTATTCTGATCCTAATGCAGGCACTGTAATTGGATTTGTGAGAGCACACTATTCCAAAGCTTCTACTGCAAGAGAGACTGAAGAGACACGTTGGGTACAAGCTTACCGTAACTACAGGGGTCTCTATGGTCCTGATGTACAGTTTACTTCTACAGAGAAGTCTCGTATCTTTGTTAAGGTTACTAAGACAAAAGTTCTTGCTGCCTATGGTCAGATCGTAGATGTTCTGTTTGGTAACCATAAGTTTCCAATTACAGTTGACCCTACTACGTTACCTGAAGGTGTAGCAGAGTCTGTATTCTTTGAATCTAATCCTGATATGAAAAAAGCTAAGGAACAATTTGGACCTAAGAGTTCATCACTACTTCCTGGTGAGACTGTTGTAGATCTTAGAGAACGTTTAGCTGGTGCTAGGAGTGAACTAGAACCTGTAGCAGATATGCTTAAAGAAGGTGAAAGCGGAACTGCTACAGAGATTACTGTGCATCCCGCAATGATCTCCGCAAAGAAAATGGAAAAGAAAATCCATGACCAGTTAGAAGAATCTAATGCAAACAAGCAACTACGTGTTGCTGCTTTTGAATGCGCCTTGTTTGGTACAGGTGTGATGAAGGGTCCGTTTGCTGTAGATAAAGAATATCCTAAGTATGTAGAGGGTGAGTACAAGCCTATAATTAAAACAGTACCACAGACTTCTTCTGTATCTATTTGGAACTTTTATCCAGATCCAGATGCAGCCAACATGGATGAAGCTGAGTATGTAATTGAACGTCACAAGATGTCTCGTACTCAAATCCGTGCTCTTAAGCGTAGACCTTTCTTCCGTAAGAATGCTATCGACACTGCAGTTAATATGGGCGAGTCCTATACTAAGGAGTGGTGGGAGCAAGTCATGGAGGATGACTCCAATGATTCCAGAGCAGAACGTTACGAAGTCCTAGAGTTCTGGGGCAATGTAGATGTAGAAGTACTTGAAGGTCATGACGTAGATATTCCAGACAACCTTAAAGATCTAGATCAAGTCTCTGTTAATATCTGGGTGTGTAACAACCAAGTACTACGTTTGGTTATGAATCCGTTTACTCCAACACTTATCCCCTACTATGCTGTGCCTTATGAAGTAAGTCCTTACAGTTTATTTGGTGTAGGTATTGCTGAGAACATGGATGATACTCAGACTTTGATGAATGGCTTTATGCGTATGGCTGTTGACAATGCTGCATTATCTGGTAATATGTTGATTGAGGTTGATGAGACTAACTTAGTCCCAGGACAAGACCTATCAGTATATCCAGGGAAAGTCTTTCGTCGTCAAGGCGGTGCTCCTGGTCAGGCTATTTACGGTACAAAGTTTCCTAACGTGTCTAATGAGAACATGCAGATGTTTGATAAGGCTCGTGTATTGTCGGATGAGTCTACAGGTTTCCCTTCCTTTGCTCACGGTCAGACAGGCGTATCTGGAGTAGGACGTACCGCCTCTGGTATCTCTATGCTTATGTCTGCAGCTAATGGTAGTATTCGTAACGTTGTTAAAAACGTAGATGACTATCTACTAGGCCCACTGTCTAAAGCTTTCTTTAACTTTAACATGCAGTTTGACTATGACGAAAGCATTAAGGGTGATCTTGATGTAAAGGCTCGTGGTACAGAAAGCTTAATGGCTAATGAAGTACGTAGTCAACGATTGATGTCATTCCTACAAGTTGTACAGAATCCAGTACTAGCTCCATTTGCTAAGATGGATTATATTATTCGTGAGATTGCTAAGTCTATGGAACT